CTAGATCCTTTTATCACCTTTAAATATACGAGCAAAATGCTTCTCTAAAAAGTCGGCCATCATGGACGCCTGGAAGCTCCATGCCTGTCCTTTTGATTTGGGGTAAAATACGAAACCGCCATGTTCGATATCAAGGACCTTTCGGAAGCGTGGGGGATAAAGGATGTTCTCCTTGATCCACTCACACTTACGGCTCGTTCTCCGCTCCAGATCTCTCATTGACCAATAGACGCCGATCAGTTCGTTACTCTTCAATTGCTCAAGTTCAACCTTGCTGATGAGAACATATTCGGAAGGAACGTTGATCATCAATTCAACCTTTAATTGTTGCATAAGAAGCCTCCATGTAGAAAAATCAAAAGAGGGTCCACTAATTGGTGGACCCTCTAATATTGAGAGCAATTATTGGTTTTGCAGTGATTGAAGTTGACTCTCCAGGTCGGATCTTTCTGTGGTTAGCTTCTCAATCAACTCATTAACATAGTCTAAAGTGCTTTGGAGAGGAGCAAGATACTTCTCTCCGTCCGTCCGGTTAGTATAATATGCAATCTGCTCCTCAGTCTGCTGTTTAAGTGTTGCATTGTCCGTTAATTGCTTAGCGATCTCTGAGATCCTAGACTTAATCTGCTCTTCAGTTAATGATTGGGAAGTCTGCTGAACGCTGTTCAAATTTATCGATCCTCCAGTCAGATCAATTTTTAATCCTAGAGCCTCCGCGGTCGCGCGAACAGGAAGATAACTGTAATTATTGATAATTGCAGCTTGACCAATTGTCTTTCCGTTCAAAGTTACATCCTTCGTAGCGACTACCTTTGATCCGGTAAGAAGATTAGATGCTCCGGCTTGAAATGCAAATGTCAAAGCTATTCCAGCTACGGCGCCGATGATATACTTTCTTGCTCGATGCATGAATTGGAACACAACACCATCTCCCAACATGTGGTATTTTCGTCAGTATACCACATAATACGATCATGAGAGATTTACGGTTGCAAGGGTTGCTCCTGTTGCGGAAAACAGTTTCAAATTCTTTGTAGCTGAGTCGTAGGCTAGATTTACTCCCTTAGAGTCTAACGATGACTGTAACCCGCTAACGCTAGAAATCGATAGACCAGAAACAACAGCTGAAGGAGAAAAATAAACCCCCGCGTCAAATCGAGTATAGCCTTCAAAATAGTTGTTGCTGTAAAACCACCATGTATCACTGGAATTCGTTTCAATACCTCCGGCGCTCGGGTTCCAAATAAGCGAATTTGCACCGCTACCGTTAATCTGAAATACATTTGCATCATCGCTGAAGATTGCTAGGTTAGCAAAGCCGGCTTGCATTCTAACATAACTTCCACTAGCTGCCGTTTGAATCGACGTACCCGTTATCGAACCGCCTGTAATTGTCGAACCGTTGATACTTCCGCCATTAATCGTTGCTGCTGAAATCGTTCCGCTGAAGTCGCCATCAACTCCGACAAGTGTCCCAGTGAATGTCCCCCCGGCTGCTGATAGATCTCCAGTGAACGTCCCTGTAGCAGCCTCTAGCGTACCACCGAACTTTAATTTCATATTAGGAATGTCAATCCAGAAGACTTTTTCCCCGGCAACTTCCCAAAACATTTCATCCGCATTGAAATGTGGGGCGATATCAACGGTCTTAATCGGTCGGTTGTCCATAATCGGAAACACTTTTCTACTAATCGTGGTTGAGCGGATCGTATACATGGTTAAGCCGCCGCCGATCTCTTCATTTGCTAAATTATCATATACCGCTCGATACATATCTTCGACACCGTAGCCATTGCGCTGAAATTCCTGCTTGATTTCGTGTGCCTTAGTCGTATAAGCTCCTGGTCCCACAATAGCGGTAGTCAATTGGTTTGTTCCATAATTCATCTTAATTTTACAGTCATCGTTGGAGTTGATCCCGCACAATACCGATCTTCCATTATCAAAGTATCCGACCAAGAACATCGCATGAGCAGTCTTCCCCAAATAGTCCGGTCCATGCTTTTGAATGTGGGCATTTTTATGCTCGATTGTCAGATGCTGCAGATATTCAATCGATTGGTCACCCGATCTCGAGAAATCATCAAGAATTCGAGTTGCCACTTCAGCACTTCCGCCAGAAAAAATTACCTTGTTCCCAATTTGGCGAATTTTAGGAATCTCCTTCTTAAGTGCGAAGTGTTCGCCATTGATATTTACCGATAGTCGGGAATCACCGGATAGCATGATAACATCAGCAGTCTGCAAAGCAATACATAAGCTCATGTTTAAAACCTCCCCAATGTTAATTTTGATTTGTTAGTATTCCATTCTGCTTGTTCAGAAAATCAACGATGTGTTCGCGGAACTCGGACAGGCAGTAGAACACTTGCCTCCCGATTTCCTCAAGGTCCCTTTTCGTTAGGCACTCGTCTTCATGGCTCTGCTCGAACGTGTCCAACATGAACCGAACTTCATGGTTAAAAGATTGCACGGCTTCTTTGAGTCGGCTATCCAGTTCATTAACGCTTTTCAGATGGTTCACCTCAGTTAATTTTGTAGGCTGATATTCTAAGGTCGTTCTTGTTGCCTTCATAGTCGTCAATGCGTGTAATGCTATATTGATCACCCTGATACTGAATCCGCATTGCCACGTCTAGGTCGTCACGCCAGCGAATTTCGAATATTGCTTCTACCCTCGAATTGACGGCTGCGGCCGCATAGAATTCACTTCCCGAGGTTTGGCGATAATATGCCCAGATATTTTCACCTTCCGGAATGGGATTCCATATATCAAGAGGATCGCCATAGGAATCACTCTCGTCTGTTCTTTTAAGAATGGAAATCTTCTTAGACTTCAATCTACTTGATCCGGTCATAAGGCTTCCTCCTTCTACAATGCTCTTACAAACTCTTCATAGTGTTCGAACAGTCCGACATAAGCGTCTAACATGGAGGCCATTCCATCAATCCGCATTTTTGCCGCCTGGTTCTTGACTGGGACGATGTTACCGTTACGGTCTGTTTGAATGCCTGTGTTTGTCAGATTCCATTTTAGGATTGGATTGTTGTTGTAATTGATCTTCTTGGCCTGAAGGTCGGCGCCCATCATCTGCATCGGTAGGCTGAGCGTCTTGGCTCCCTGGATACATCGCTCCATCTTGAAGCCGTGCTGCTCCATTTCCTCAACCCAATACTTTGCGCTGTAGCTGTCATAATAGATCCACAGAGGGGTTATGCCGTGCTCATTGACCATCTCAAGGAACCATGCAGTCACGTCCGCATAATTGATGCTGTTGCCGTTACAGAGCCTTAGAAGTCCCTGCTGCAACCACTTGTCATATGGAATCTTGTCCATCTGAACGCGCTTCTCGAAGCTCTCACGCGGCAGCCAGTACATCTGGTGAACGAATCGCTGCTGGGTCTCCTTATCCATCATTAGGAGCGTGGCTGCGGTCAGGTCGGTTGTTATGGACAGGTCGGCGCCGCCGATCGCATAGCAGTTCTTGAATCTAGAAATGTCGAAGGCTTCCTCGTTGTTGATGTCGTCGAACGTGAGCCAGGCGCTGGCGATCGTATCCCGAATGTTGAAGTCCTTCGTGAGAACGCCGCTGATGTCATTCGGGCTGTTTTTGGCCTTCTCCACCTTGCGAGATAGATCGTCCAGTTTCTTGATTGTTCCAAGTCCCGGATTGGCCTTGCCCCACATCTTGAAGTCCGTCCACTCCTCGCGCTCATCCAGCTCGTACAGGATCGGCAGGAAACTATCATCCTGGAACTTCCCATCCACCACATTGACGGCATAGGCGTACATATCATCGAAGATGCACTCCCGGATCGTGCCGGCCGTGGTAATCATAATGAGCATTGGCTGTCTGCGGGCGCTCTGGCTCTGCTTCATAACTTCGTATAGGTTGCGGTCCGTAACCCCGTGAAGCTCGTCCATAATGACACAGTGGGCGTTCAGGCCGTCCAAAGTGTTGCTGTTCTTCCCAAGTGGCTGAAACTTGCTCATGGTGAGCGGGAAATATAGATCGCTCTTGCGCTTCTTGATATGCCTGGAGAGGTCTGGACTCTGCTTAATCATGTTGTGGGTCTCGTCGAACAGGATCCGGGCTTGGTCGCGTTTTGTAGCCGTACTGTAAACCTCCGCGCCGCCCTCTCCGTCAGCTACCATCATATAAGCGGCGATCCCCGCCAGCATGGTAGATTTGCCGTTCTTACGAGCCACGTAGAACAGGCTTTCCCGATACCGTCTCAACCCCGTTTCCTTATCAATGAATCCGAACAAAGCAGCAATGTAGGCCTTCTGGAACAGTTCGAGGAGAACTGGCTGCCCCGCCCATTCTCCTTTGCTATGCTTGCAAAACGATTCGATAAACTCGATAGGCTTATTCGCCTTGGCTTCATCGAAGACATAGTTTCTTGGATTCTTGATCTCATCAACTAGCCGCTGATATTGCCTTCGTACCCGCTTGGAGACGGTCACCCCGCCCGTCTCGATCTCTTCCCAATATGCTATTATCCAGTTCATTTGATGAAGTCAAGAAGCGGGTCTTTAGTGGGTAATGCGTTCGCGGGTGGTAATAGATCGGCTAACTGCTTCGAGAGAAGGCTGAAACGTTGAACGGTCGTGTTGTACGCCTTCAAAGCCGGGTGCTCCCGAAGGAACTCTTGCGCCCCTTGCTTGAACATGGCCGTCGGCCCCTCTTCCTCGACTTGTTCCTTGAGCGTCGAGAGGGTCTTCTGCATGAATACAAGCTCGTTAAATAGACTTTGCGCCAACGCTTGGCGTTCTTTCGGAATCTGCTTCATATTCGCTTTAAGTTTCTTCATTTCCGTGGAGACGTCCGCAACATTATGCGATTTCATGGAATCACTCCTTTACTTTTTATAGTCACTAACCCACCCTTTATAGGAAATCTCATGGAGGGGCTTAAAAAGGGGGCTACTCGGTCTCCAGCGGATGTCACGATGATGGTGCACCCGGGGGTATGCGTACAAAGTTGCCGCTTGCATCAAACGTCAGCCCCTCAACGCATACCTCTGTATTCGAATAGTGTTCATGTTGGTGACAGGTCCGGCAAACCGCTTCGAGGTTGCTCCAGCTTAACGTAACGCTTGAATCATGGATGTTCTGCGGAGTGATGTACGTTTTGTGGTGGCATATTTCTGCTAACCCACCACACCGCTCACATACATAGTGCTTGCTTGCCATGTATCCATTCCTGCACTTTATCCATGCCGCGCTTTTGTAGAATGCCTTCGCGTAATCCTGGGCCATTATTCTAACGCCCTGCCGATCGCTGTCAGCCCTACAAATAGACTTTCTATCGTTCGCCTTAACCGCTCGCTATCTGGTCCTTGAGGATCGAACCATAGCTGTAGAATGAATTTCGTTATGGTCTGAGCTAACGGATGCACCGGTTCCGTGTCCCATGACTTTCCAGTGCTAACTTCCAGGTATGACGGAATGGAATCGAGCAGCGCCTGAATTATGCTGTCGTTGTCCGTGCCGTCGATCCTAAGAGCGTCCCTGGCTTCCTCGATTGTTATCAGCATGTCGATTTCTCCTTATGAAAAGGGAACCAGCGTGTCCGCTGATCCCCCTTGCTTGGTTAGATATTAGGCGCCTTCCGACAACTTGATGAACGCTTCGCTTACTAAAGGTTTAGTATCTGCGATCGCCAAGGCGCGGTAATCGATAAGGCCGTTCTTAAAGCTCGATTCTCTGGACATCTCGATTAGGATGCCTTGTGGGATGTTGTATCCCATGTAACTGAAGTTACCCAGAACAATGACTCCATCTTCGATGTTGTCGTCGATGGTGACCGCCTTGCCCAGAATGTAGCCGATTTCCTCGTTCTTCGGGTCAGTGATGAAGATCGGACGGTCGTTGGCGTCCACAATGCTGTAAACATTGTTATAGAGCGTTGCGTTGCTCATGGCAAAGCGTGCCCCGGCGCCGTATCCCCGCTTCAGCAACCCCATCATCTTCGTGAAGTCCGTATACTTCGGGATCTGCCCGCTAGCATACGTGAAGCTGTTGGTCGCGTCCCACGTGATGCCGGTTAGTACGCCGGTTCCTTGCCCACTCCCGCTTCCGTTTACCAGAGCGTCTGCGATTGCTTCCATGACGCTGTTGCTCAGTTCGTCGATGATGTATGCTTCGAATGCCGAAATGCTCATGCGGCGAACGGTCGCGCTCATGGACATGATCTTCAACAGCTCGTAACCCGCGAAGGAGACATAGGCTGTCGTTGCTTTCTCGCTATCGACGGCCGCGCCCTCAACGTGCCAAGCAGCTTTACTCGTTGGTGTGCCGATCGGGACGCGCAGATTCGTTGGAATGTTGAAGTTGCGGCAGACGCTGATCAGGCCGCCCATCTTACGGGCCTTGCTAATGATCTCGTTCAACGTAGTTGTCGGTAGGACCGCAGCACTGTCGGTCGTCGTGTTGAACGCATCTGCACGGCGCTCAGTGCCTACAAGCTCCATAGCGCGCTTGTACGTGCGGGATTCGGTATCGGAGAGCTTCTGACCCAGTAACGTCTTGAAGAAGGCGCTGCGGTATTCAGTGGAGGCGAACACATCACCTTCCGGATCTTGTTGAGCTTGTTGTTGAAAACCCATCCCCGTGATTGGGTTAAATCCTGCACCGGCTCCCGCGCTGCGTTGTTCGACGTTCGCCTTAGCTTCCTTTAGGCCGTCCAGTTCGATGTTCAGAGAGGCAATTTCAGCGTTCGGGTCGCTATCGATGAGTTGCCCAATCTCTGCTGCTCGCTTCTCGATGTCGGTAATGCTGTGGTTGCGATAATGGTTAAATGCTTCTGCTACGGTTTTGAATTTCATGGCGTGTTACACGCTCCTCTTTAGAATTTGGTTGATCTTGATTCGAGCTTCCGATCGTTCGGGATCTTTAAGCTTTGCCCAAGTCCCTTCAATGGCTGCTCTGGCCTCAATGCTCGTTTGAGGATAGGCCGGGAATGGCGTAATACTGAACTCATATACTTTTTCGATTTTGGTGATGGTTCGAGTGTTCGCCTTCGCGTCGAAGTGGCTGCCGCCTTGTGGAACTTTGAACGCGAATGACATGCCGGAGAGGTCGCCGCGCTTTACTGCCGTATAAACGCTTCTGCCTTCCTCCGTATCGGGTAAATCTGCGGTCATGGTCAGCCCTGCCGGGTCTGCCTGAAATTGCATTGTTCTTGGGGTACGGGCCAGAGGTACTTTGCTCATGTCGTGGTTGTACAACAACCGAATGTCGGATAAGTCCGCGCCTTCCAAAGCCCCGGCCCGTATGATTTCCGTGTACGTCCCAAAAACATCTTTTATCGTGGTCGGCTGATCGTACACTATCGGCCTACCAGTGAGAATGAGGGTGCTTTCTCCTGCCGGATCAGCGGCCCTCAGTTCTGCTATTCGCAGTTCTTTCATCTTGGATCTCCTCGCTTTCGTTTAGCTCAGCTTCCATTTCTCGAATGATGTCATCCAGTTTACTCATTGCCGGTGCCCTCACGACCCGTTATGTCATCTTTGAGCTGATATTGATCGGCTTTGTCCGCGTTGACCACATTTAAGGTCTGTAGCCTTCGGTCGCCGTCCTCAACCGGTGGAAGGTTCAATATGTCTAACGCCTGGTTGATGGTAAATAACCCAAGCGGCATTAGTTCCTTAAGGATGTTCGTCTTGGTGGTGTTACTAGCAAATTGGAGCCGGTTAGCCTCGAAGATGATCGAGTTACCAAACGCCTTCTCTCGCTGCGTGAATAGCTTGTCCGTCAGCTCTAGAGAGAATTGCACGGCCAGCGGTTCGATCACACTCTCATAGAATGCGGCCCATTCGTCTTCCGAATAGGTGCTGTTGACGATCTTCTCGCTGATTCCCAAGTATTCGTAAATCTTGGTCTTGACCGCGCTGAGCTGTTTCTCGTCAATGGCAGCGGGATTCATTTCCAGCGGGATATAATCGGCCTTGGTGTCAATCGCGGCAATGCCCCCGCTGTTGCTCACCGTCAGGTAATCATTGATAAACGCTTCCTTTTCGGCTTTAAGCTTGTCCGGTGCTATGACCTGGTTGAATTTCAGCAGCCCGCGAATCGTCGCCCCTGCCTTGATAGCGTTCTCCATGCCCTCGCTTTGCGTATGTGCCAGGTCGAGAGTCGGAAGGATTGCGGTGTTCGCTTCGCCTAGTAAGTCATTAGAGTTGAAGAACCGGCGAATGGTTAACACTTCGCTGAACGGAAGCGTGAACTTCTGCCCGCCAGCTAGAATGAATGCGCAATAGAGTGTTCCAGCGCCATCCACGACGTATTCCATGCTCTGGGGCCGGATCGGCCAGATACCGACAAGATATCCGCGCTCGTCCTTCTGGAGATAGGCGAATGCATTGCTATGAAGGTAATAGTGCGTGACAAGCTTATAGATCAGGTCATAAGCCGTCATGTATGGATTCGGTCGAATTTGCAGCAGATAATTCAAGCTGCTTTCCCCCGATTTCCTCCGTTGCTCTGAAGAGACAACGTGGGTCCCTCGAAGCTTCGCCGCATTTCTGGCGATCGCATCCACCGCTGCCCGATAGATGTCGCTCTCATAAGCGTCACCACTGAATGGCGTGAAGATCGCGGGGCCGCCACTCATGACATCTACACTGGTCATCTGCTGCTCTCGCCTTCGTCCAAAGATTCGGCTTAATAATCCAGCCATCCTATCAACTCCTACTGATTTCATTTTATCATTAATAGTTTGTATCTATCTACATTGTATTTTTTATAGTTTATAACTATTGAAGTCCTTGTACTCCTCTCACCCTCGTTTGAATCGAGGGTGTTACGCTCGCCAGATTTGATGAGCGTACTTATAACTAAAGCAATGGGGTAGTTTGAAACTACATCATCTACCGCTCCGTCAGTATATTGGCTTTGATGGGTAGTTTATGAAGAATACATTGTCCTGGATGTCATAGTGCTTGTACAGCAACGTATAAGCGTCCATAGTCTTTAACTGTCGGACAATTTTCTCCAGAGAAGCAAGGGTACGACCACCCTTTGCAACGATGATGAAGTTACCCGCTTCCGCCTGGACATATACCCCTTCCTGTTCGGTTGGGTTCACTCTGACCAACGACGTTAAGAACCCATCGCTTGTAATGACTAAATCCTCTTCGAGCAACAATGCCTTCATTGGTTTGCTATGCCGAGTTGGATATAAATGATTTAAAGTAACCACTTGCATCCCCGCTCCTCCTCTCCATGGAATAATTTTTGGAATAATCCGCGTCGATTTTGACACTCTCCCCATCTTGTTGGGAATCACGGCAAATGCAGTCTGGTTGTAAATTTATCGATTTTCTTGCGATTTGGTTGTGACGATCAATTCAGGAGCGAGCGCCTTGCTTTTTATCTTCGTTGATGAAATTCAATATTTGCACCAAGTTATCGAATCTCTCTGGCTTCTTGTCCCGATAATGCACGGCGAGCGACTTAATCAGTAACTCGATGCTGTCGGCCTTTGTATACTCGCTCTCAATCAATATGACTTCGCCTGCCATTTTGATGGTATGGACCTTCGGTTCTCTTTTCTTTCGCATAGGCACCGCCTGTCTTGGTTTATAGCCTGTAGTTGACCTGCTTTGCATCACCGTGGACGACAACGCAGAATTCACGAGCCATCTCGAATATGCGTGATCCAATCGCCATGTCAAACTTACACATTGCATCAACGTCGAATTCGGAGGATACGAGAATTGGTTTCTTGTTCATGTACCGGTAGTTAACGACCGCAAATGTTTGCTCAATCTGGAAATCAGTCGGCGTCTTGCGGCCCTTCCACATGTCGTCGATATACAGAACATCAATCCGTTGCATAAGTCCGATCCGGGTCTCTAAATCTGCGAGATTGTTCTTCATTTCATTGAATCCCTCAACCCATGGAAAATAGATTACCGGAACGCCCTTACGCATTAGGTGATTAGCTACGGCCATACAAAGATGTGTTTTGCCACATCCCGGGTCCCCGAGAAGGGCGAGACTGTTGAAGCGGTTGTTACGGATGTTTGGAAACTCTTTGGCGTACTCATAAGCAGCTTGATAAGCGTCCTGAACGATTTGCGGCCGAGTCTCATGCTGGAATCCCTTAAACGTCTTGCTCATGAACTCTTCCGTGATCTTGCTTTGCTTCATTACGGTTTCGGCTTTCCTCCAGTCCCGGCAGTCCACGCACATACGCCATTTCTCAACGCCTTCCTCGTCTCTAACCAGGTAACCCATCTCGTCCTTGCATGTTTGGCATCGGTACGACTTTTCCTCTTCTGATCCATCCGAGTTGGCCTCCAGTGATTGAATCCTCTGGGCGCGTTGGCGTAGATCCTCCAGATTGAATTCCTTGAGTCCGCTCTTTAAGCTCTTCAATCTTGTTCCTCCCTTCCCACTCCCGGGTGATAGCATCGTTGTAATAATTGAATGAGTGAACCGTCCCGCCCTCGCTTACTTTCTTTTCGTATTTCATTCTCATGACTGAGATGATAAAATCAGCCGGTATCCCCTTATTGAGAACTTGTTCCATGTCGTACATTTGATTAGCAACATGGTGCTCTGCTTTACCATGGATCTCGCAATAGGATCGGAAAACTTTTTCTAGGTCGTCACCGGCAGTAGTAACATCATTCTTTTCATTCTTATAATTCTTTACATTCTTGTTTGTGCTCACTTGTTGCTCACTTGCTGCTCGTTTGTTGCTCACTTGTTGCTCATTTTGCTGCTCATCATTTTGGTATTTATGCCAGTTAAGTATTGATACCACTGAGAATTTGTTGCTCGATTTGATGCTCAGAAATTCACCGTTTTCTAATGTCTCAAGCCACCTCCACACCGTAGTGGGGCTTTTTTGTTGCTCACGGCTTAATCCGTTGTTGTACATCGATTGAAGAGAGAATCTTCCCGTCACAAATTCTCCCGGCATCAGCCGGACAACCTGGCGCCCTACGAGCTGGTCCCGCTCCTTATGGGTTGCCTCAAGAAGGCATATCATCCAAAGCCGAAGCAACTCGATGTCGTTGAATATCGGATTAGCACGTATTTTCCGGTGAAGCTTAATCCACCCTTCCATTCATCTCCACCACTCTTATATTTGCCTCGCCAAACATATCGTTCCTTTTCACTTCTCTACCCCCTAACTGGTCGGTTTCCAAAGTTTTAGAAAACGAAATATTGCGTTCTCAGATTTACTTGATGCTGTGGTTTCAACCCACAGCGTTTGATGCATGCCCTCGATTGAAACTAGGTCACCAACCACTTGTGGGATCATTAGAAATGAGGTCATAATAGGAAGGATATCAGTTAAAATGACCCCCTTGAGGGTTTAAGAGTTTACAGCCGTCTGGAGTTCACCGCGCAGCCATTTTTCGATGTTGTCCCGGTAGAATAGGATACGACCACGAACTCGAACATGAGGCAACTGGTTCTCCCTCGCCATCGTATAAATAGTCCCCGTTGATACGCCTACCATTTCGGCTACTTCACTTACAGAGATCGTCAACTTAATTGGTTTTTCCATTCGTTATATCCTCCTCAAGATTCATTATGATTCTAGCCCGCTCCGATCTAAGCGAGGATAAGCGGTCCATGAGCTTCGAATACTCTTCAACCGATAAGGTTCTACGCTTACGGCCATTGCTGATCTCAAGAGCGATTCTGGTGTGCTCCCGAGCTATTTGTACTAAGTGGTCTGCAACCTCATTGGAAGCAGACCACAACGCTTTTCTGGTCAAGTTCATAGCATTCATGATGCTTCTGCACTCGTATCTTTAAAGAACTGTTGGCTGAGTTTCTCAGCGACCTCAATATTCCTTTGTAATTCCTTCATGACATAAAACATAAGTTCCGATAGCACCCGCACTTCTAAGTGATGTTCACGGTAGGCGAATTTCTCCATGCCCTTTATAACAGCTGAATCCATGTCTACTCTCAGTTGCGAGAATTTCACATCAATATCCTTCAGTGCATCCACCCTTGCAGCAACAGCAACTATTGCTTCATCCATTTTTGCAGCCAGTTGATGAAATTGTGTGCTCATACAACATCCCCCTCTTGATGATTTATTCACTTTGCCGGATTCAGTTTTCAAGGAGCATAAGATTAGATGATCATTCCTTAGCTAGTAAAGACAATGAAATCCAGTTCCCGCGTACAGTGCTCACATAAGTACGACCATTGATGATCTTTCCAAATATTCTGTTGAAATATCACAATATTCGTTTATTACTTTAGAAATATTTCTAACGAAATATTACCACGGTATATTCTCAAATTCAATAGGGTATGATAAATTTATTCCAATAGAGATATTTTTTTATGGAGGAGCGCGTTGCATTGGAAAACGATAAAGCTATTGAATTCGGAGAATACGTCCGATCGTTGAGGAAGGAACAGAAGTTAACGCTTGTTGAGCTAGCAAAGGCATCGGATGTATCGCAACCTTATTTGTCTAACATTGAGAATGGAAACAGGGGTATTCCGTCAATTGAGATTCTTAATAAATTAGCTGGCCCGTTGGGGGTGCCGAACTCTACACTTCTACTTCGTGCGGGATATGCTGATATGATCGGAAGGTTGACGCTAGCTAAAATGGCATATGGCGCCTCAAACCTAAATGCAGAAGTTTTAAGGTTATGGGGCGGAATCGAAATTGCAATGGTTAATGAAGATCGGTTTTATACCAGATTCACTGATGATATGGATGAAATTAGAGACAGCATAAGAAATGTTCTTACTGGAGATGTTTTTGAGCTAGATCCAATTAACTTCTATAAACTCCTAACTATGCTTAATTGGAACTCTGATAATGATGAAAATGAATCCGTAAAAGAAGTCGTTTTTGAAGCGTTACAAAACCTACACGAAATAGCAAAAGCGGAGATTAGCGTTAATAAAAGCTTGGATCTTATGCTCAGCCCCGAAGTCGAACCAAATTATAAGGGAATAAGTATTTCTGAAAAGGAAAAGAAACTCATTGCTGCCTATCTAGACTTGATGTACAACGATCAGATCGAACACGAGGAGGGATGATGTATGGCTAGCATACGCCAGCGTGGAGAAAACTCATGGTTGCTCACAGTTATGGCCGGCAAGGACGCGAACGGCAAATACATCCGTAGGTTCAAGACGGTTACAGTTGATGATCCGGCCTTATTGAAGACAAAGAAGCGGCTGCAGGACTATTTAGACGCCGAATACGTGAAGTTCCGGGAAGAAGTGGAATCTGGGGAATACATCAAACCGGAGAAAATGACGTTCGGAGCGTTCATAGAGGAATGGCGGCAGAAATATGCAGTGAAGCATCTGGCATTTAAGTCTTTGGCAGCCTACGATGCGCAGCTTAAGACACGTCTCATACCGGAGTTCGGCGGTATGAAGTTAGAGGACATCAAGCCTCTTAACATCGTCAATTACCTGGACAAACTCGAGCGCGAAAAGAAGGTAAAGGGAACAGGTGGCCTATCCTCGAGCACGATCGATATGAACCGTCGTATCCTAATGAACATCTTTAATCGGGCCGTGGAATGGCGGATCATCAAGAACAGCCCTGTCGTCACCATTAAAAAGCCCAAGGTGAGTCATCAAGAGTTCCACCCCTTCGATGAACACGAAGTTCACCGTATGCTCAGAGCGGCCCAGAGCGAGCCGTATCACTGGCGCATGATGATAACCATAGCGCTAATGACAGGCATGAGACGAGGCGAATTGTTGGGCCTGGAATGGAAGCATATCGATTGGAAGAACGGTATTATTGAGGTCTCCCAAACGCTTGTCCACGCCAGCAAAGGCGAGATCATCATTAAAGAACCAAAAACAAAGAACGGAAAACGCAAACTTGCGCTATCCGCCTCTGTGCTTGAGGAGTTGCGTGAATACTACGCTTATCGAGCGAAGGAACGGGACAAGCTGGGCGACGCATGGAACGGTAAGGACAAGCTAGGCCGAGAATGGAACTTCGTTTTCAGCAATGCAGACGGAACACCGTTTCACCATCATAGTCCGAATCAGTGGTTCCGGCTGTTCCTTGAAGGTAATGGACTCCGACGAATCCGATTCCACGATCTGCGACACACGTCTGCAACGCTTCTGATTAGCCAGGGCGTTCATGCGAAGATTATCTCCGAACGGCTCGGTCACGGCAACATAACGACGACGATGAATATATATGGGCACGCTCTCCGTTCTGCTGACCAATCCGCTGCGGATAAGCTGGAGGCGCTCATCTTCAATCCTAAAACAGCTATACAGCAATGA